CCAATATTCATTTCTGATCTAATTGTATCTGCTATCGTAATTTCGCTCAGTGAATCATTGATATCTATTACTTTTGTTGACAATACTAAATTCGAATCTAAATCTAGAATATTTATCTCAGCTCCAATACGCAACATATTAATACTATCAAAATATTTAATAGTATTACTACCATCGGCCGGCGCTTCTGTAACATATATAGAGCGATTTTCTTCTAATGTTAAGTTATTGATATTTATAATACCAGGAATCTCTGATATCAGCCTATATAATTCAAGCTTAGAAACATCTTCGCCAAAATCTCTATTCTCCCATCCCAAATAATTATTAACAACCTCTCGTATTTTATTAGAAATAACAGAAGATGACATATTCTGTTGTATACTAACTGACACTTTAACGTCAAACGTTATATAACTTGGATCAATTATATCTACTTGTGTAGCGACTATTTTCTTCTCTTCTAAGAAATTTTTAACATATTGTTTAAATGAATCCGTAGGATATCTCTGATTTTCAGGAATAACAGCTATTTTAACACCAAATATACCGATTTCGTCCATAAGTGAATGGTCAATAACAGAAACTTTTTTTACTCCTGGTAGTGTATAAGTTAAATCCTCGTAATCTTGTCTAGTAACACATCTTTTTTGAGTTCTGTATATGCTAGAAGCATTTCTTTTAACTTCAGCTAGTGATTCTCCGTCTGAAGCTCCATTAGCACTTTGTTCATTTACAACTTTAATATTATTGATAATATTATTTTCTGCATCATATATTAGATCTGATATATTTGTTATCTGAAATGGCATGACATTATGGCTAGAATCAGCACCGATTACGTATAATACATCAATAATTAGATTTTTACCAGGATTAACACCATAATTTCCATCACCGAATGATATATAACCGTAAAAATTATCATCGTGTTCGAGCATAAAATATTTATTTTGTCCAGGAACATCGATAAAATCTATTTCCTCATATAATTCACCATTTATAGATACATATTCCACTGAATTGACTGGAAATTGTCTTAACTTATATCTATCTCTTGGAATTCCACTTGATATTAATGACTCTTCAACTAATGTACCTGATTTTGCTTCAACTTCAACAAACGTTTCACCAGCATATAAAACCTTATTTTCTATTGTATAAAATGGAATTCCTGAACTAGAGCTAAGTTTAGTATATTTAGGAATAATTATATTTTTATTATACGGAATATCTAAATAAAATTTCAGTTTAACTATTGCTTGTGATGGAGGTTTAGGATTATAACCTATAGTCTTAGCTAAAGAGTATACTCCGGTTTTAGTTTTAGCCGTAGGTAAAAAACATTCATTGATACTTGAATTAATATAATAGTTCATTAATGTCGCTTCATATGCAAACGCTTCCAATAATTCAACTCCAAAATTGCTGGCTAAAAAATCCGTCCATCTGTTAGGCAATCTAGACTGAACTCTATTCTTTAGAAGTTGCATAATTTCTTCAAAATCAATAGGTAATCTTTCAATATCTGTTAAATTTAAATCTGCCATTTAACTTTCTCCTAACCTTTAATATAAAAATCAAACGTTTCTTCAATTCCGCTTTTCTTATAGTAAAATGATATTTGTATAGCAATAGTGTTATTATCATAATCTATATTAAAATCTACATTTTTAACTGCTACACGTGGTTCTTGAATATTGATAATATCGTATATTTCTGATTTCAAGTCCTGTATTATAATTTCATCTAAAGGCTCAAACAGCATCCTTTTAAGACTGTTTCCAAACTCAGGTTGCATAACACGCTCGCCTTTAGAAGTACCTAATATTCTTTGAATCGAGGCCCTAATTAAATTTCTATGGTCATTTATTTCCATTAAACCTGGAGCATACATATCAGCGCTAATATATATAGGTACCGGTCCGCTATAACCAGCAGCATCTTTATCTTTCGGATATGTATATTCATATTTATAAGACATTCATATCACCTTAATATTAATTTTAATTCGCGAAGACGTTATCGCTGCCGGTAGTGTGCTGCCCTGGTTTTCCGCATTTAATACATTTAGTAGAATCAGCTATCCTCGTTAATCTTAAATCATTAACAAAAATATCTGGGCTGCCTTCAATTGATTCGAATGTACCGCTATGTGGACAATTAGTCGGACCAGTATCGGTTAATCGATGAGCTTTTAGATTGTTGATAAAGACATCATTACTGCCAGTGTTATTTGTACCTTTTCTGGAATGGGGACAACAATCTAAACCTAAATCACATACTCCTTCGGTACGATCAGTTACTCTTGTGACTTTAGCCATTTTATTATACCTCTTTCTCAGTGTCAGTTTCTTCTTCTTTATATATAGCTACATATTCACCTGAATAAAACGTAAGTGCTGGTTCCATATGCATTCCTTCATCTTGACCGTTCCAGGTATTTAATGGACATGCTATACCAAATTTAGCAAAAATATAATATACTTTTTCTCTTTCATTGCAATCATAACTGCTGTAATTAAAATCAAAAGCTGCGCCATATTTATGCATTGAATCAGAAGCTCCGTATTTATTTCCTTCTCTGAATCCATCAGTAAACATAAACTTTTCGTATAAATCTGGCTCGTTTTGCTGCATATAGTCCAAAGCTGCTTCTATTCTGGAAGCAAATTCAGCATTAAATCTGTAATCTATATTACCTTTTCGATGCTTACTTAATGTACGCATATTTTGTTTATAGTAATTTTTCATAGCACTACTAGCATTTCTTTGCGTAGCACCCCATTGTCTCATCGGAGAAGCTGCTTGAGATTTACATTCGTTTCCTAAACTTGGTCCACCAGTTGAGCTTCTTTGATATATAGGATCAGATTGATTACCACAATTAGTATTAACTTTTATGTTATATTCTTCTATTTCTTTTTTATATTCATTGACTTCTTCTGGAGACATAAGATCTAATTCAGCCTGAGTTTTAATATATTTTAATGGAATAACACTCTCTTTTCCAGAAGGATTCATCTTGATATAGCGATCAGATAAAATAACTACATCGTTGGCGGCATGAATTATGATATCTCCATCATCAGATAATGTAATAGTTGAGCCGTTGCGATGTTTTAATTCAATATATTGAGCGTCATCATCGAACATTAAATAACCAGTATTTGTTTTTATTATCTTCCTTTGCGGATATATATCTTTAGCTTCAGAAGGTACAACATTCTCATTTTCTCTGAATATAGCACCCAACCATATCGGTTTATAAGGACTGCCATTTATAAACATTACTGAGATTAAAGAGTTTTTCTCCGGTATAAAAAATATCCCTTTATCTGTATGTCCATATGGAAAACAAGGCTCAGCCCAAGGAAGATCTTCATTTTTTATATTACCATACACACTAGGTATAGATATCTTTAATCTACCAAGTTTTTTAGGATCGTTATTATCTACAACCAAACCGACATATATACCGCTGAATTTAGAAGCCATTATATTATTGGTCCTCCCTCTGGGCTCTCAATGCCTTTAGAATCAAGTTCTGAGCACAATACCATCTGCACATATGGCTGAAATGGATGTACGTTAGTCATCCCAAAATTGTATGTTATAGATGCTATATAATATAATCCGTCCAAATCTTTAGTCTTACCGTTTTCTTGGCTTATGATTTCAAGACAATTTAATGGCGTTAATTCTGGAATAACTTCAGATAAAGTATAAACTAATTTACCAAAAGTATATACTCGATGGCGCAGATTTGATATATATATTTTCTGTAGCTCCTCTTCATCTAAACTACCATTTATATACTGAGATGCTATTCCTTTATGTTGATGTTTCTTTGAGCTTATAGAACTCGAATAACTTTCTTTAGATAAAGAATTCGGATTAACTCCTTTAAAATTAGTATATCCTCGATTAAAATGAAATAGTGAATCTTTGCCACCATATTTTTCGATCAAGCTTTTAAAATTGGTGTTATACGATATTTCCTTAGAATTTTTAATCATGTCAAGTTTAACAGAATATGGAGATTTTATACTTTGAGTAAGTGGCGCAAAATAAGCTTCTCTATTAAACATAAAAAAATTGTATAATATATCACCTTTCTGCGATCTAGCATATGGTAATAGTGATCTGATCATTTCATAATCTGTCATTTGAGCTTGGAGCCAATTATAAGCAAAATCGGTTGGTTCTATTTTTTTAATCTTGCCGCCGTTTCTTGTTACTAACTTACGCACTATCTCTGATATAGTAATTTTTCCAAATGATTCATATTTTTCATTTAGCTGCATAGTATAAAATACCGGGTCCACACATCTCAGTAGTATCAGTTTACCAGTATTAATATCCGTATATTCTATATCCATTTCTGTAACGTTAAAATTCCTTATGACCTCATAGTTAACTACACAAAATCTAAAAGGTCCCGAGAAATATTTTTTATTGTATTTTAAATTATATAGTTCATCTTCAAACCATACATCGATAATTCTATCCTTAATCGGTAATGTTTCTATAGATTTAAAGTCTTCAAAATAATCATCATTAATTATAATCATAATTTCAGCGTATACCGAAGGAGTATATTGCGATAAATGATAAGATAAGCTTTTGACAACAACTGGGTTTTTATTATACCAAGACAAGTTAGCGCGAGTTATAAAATAATCAAAATATTGTGTAATATTACGCATTTATATCATCACTTATTTATAATATCGAATTAAATTATATTCGATATAATCTTTTGGAATCATCCTCAATACCTTTCCTTCTTCAATATTAAATGGATCTACAATATTATTGACCGCCATAATCACCCAAAATAATTCTGGTGTCTTATAATACTTCCAAGATATAAGATCCAATCTATTTACATCGTTTTCTTTTACTCTATAAAATTCTTCTCCTTCTATATAATCAGGAATAGCATCGACGAAATTCCTTAAAAATAACGGTAAAACTCCAACATTTTTGAATTTATATAAATCAGAGTTAACTGCCATATGATGTTTGCTATCATTTTGAGTTGGATTTATTTTTTCACCGTAATTTAAATCCGCGAATTCTAACCTTTGGTTATAACCATCACTCATGATTTTAATACCTCTTTAAATGTATTTAATTCATTATATAACGCTTCATTTATATTACTAGAGTATACAACATTTATGTTTTTAGAAGCTTCTTCAAGTTGTTTGTACTTACTAACTTCAACGTTTGATAATATATTTCTAGTTTTAAGATCATACGCTCTTTCATATATTAGTCGATTAACTTTTTTCATAGTATCCATATTTTTTAACAATTCTGTTTCTAATAATATTAAATTAGATTGTTCTAACACTATTACAGGTGTCATATCAACATTTGAGGTGTTAATATTATTTAAGTTGTTATTTATTTTACTAATAATATTCGAGTTTTTTTCTACATATAAATTATCCACATAAACCGAATCGTTAAGTTTATTTTTAGTTATTGACTTAGAATCTTCTAAAATCTCTAACAGCTTTAGTATATTACTATAAAGATTTGTTACATTATCTAAACTAACACCGGAATCAAATGTAGATAGTATGCTGATAATTGGCCAATATAAATCAATCGCTGTTCTAACATTATTAGATAGCGCTGTGCCAGATGATCCAACTATTTTTGATAAACTAGATAGTGAACTAAATAAATCTTTTTGTTTAATATTGATTAATAAATTGGCGTAATTAGATACTGTTTGTACACTACCTATAATATCTTGAATTTCCATTGAAAGTTTTAATGATTTATTGTTATTATCTATACCTAAAAAGTTAAATTGGTCGTCTATCATGTTATTAATAATATCAGCATATCTTATGTCTAAATCTCTAATAATATTATTGTCAAAATTTAGATTATCAAAACTTCTATTAGTATTAAAATTCTGCATATTTTTATAAGCATTATACAAACTATCGTAATTTATATCATTATAATTAAAATTATTATAACGCTCTATAGCTTTTTGTATAGCTGTTATACCTGAATCTTTAATATTTACTGAAGATATTCCTAAATTATTTATCGTAGATGGAATATCTTTTGGTAAATTTTCTCCAACATTAACAGTTGTTATT